CAAGAAGCAGTGGAAAAAATGGCAAATTGGGTTGAATACCTAACAGTGGAGTAACTATGTTTAAGAAAATTATCGCCCTACTCGCAATCTTCGTTGCGAGTCCAACTCTTGCGGCTGACCACATGGACTTGCTTATCAGTTCATATTCTACCGAAGATGGTAGTCCAGTTCGCATTCAACATGTAATGACGCACCGTTTGGGTGTGGATTGGTTAAGTCTGAGACGAATCAGTAATCTAGATTTAGATAGTGATGCTAATTGGACTCGCATCCAGTTGAAACCTCGCGTTTTAGTGAAAGGATTTGAAGTGGGTAACTTCAGTTTTCATGCGGTCGATCAGCTTGAGTATTTTGAAACTCGACGTTTTGATCGAACTTCCAATCGCGTTGGTGCTGGAACGGAGTATCGCCTCAAGACACTTTCTATTGAGGTAAACTATATGCCATATGATTCGCTTACTGGTGATGATCGGTGGGATAGTTATATCAATTGGCGCAAAGGTAAATTTGCCTTTAACAATGTCCTTTGGTATGTTCCTAAGACCGGTGATCGTTATGAGCAAGCCACTTTTATTTGGAAGTTGAATAAACGCTTTAGTGTTCAGTATCAGAGACAGTGGTTTACTAAGTTAGATACAATTGATCGTGTTGGATTTGCAGTGAGGTTTATGAAATGAAAGAGAGAGGAAGGAGTTTAGCGTTGTCAACGTTCATTGCGTTGTATACGTCTTTGTTGGTATTAGCACCGATTCTGTCAAATCGTTTGGTCGAGATAGGACATTTCAAGATCGTGCTTGGTGGGTTGTTTGCTGCTATAGCCGCAGCACTACTTGATGTTATCAATAACCATTGGGGAATGATTAAGGCAAGAGAAACTGTCCTTGCGTCCCTGATAGTCAGGTTTACCACCTATGCCCTGATATTCGTAGCTATAATGTTTATACCGGTAATCCGAGAACCTGCTGGATTTCAGGATATAATTGTTCAAGCATTGCGTCTTTTGTTTGCCGCTGAAATTGCGGGAGTGCTTAGTCAATACTTTATTGATATTCCGCTTTTCAACTATATGAAGAAAAGATTCAAGTTCTTCCTTTTCCGTTACAATTTTTCGAATGTAATTTCTCAGATAATTCAAGGTGTTACGTTCGTTTACATTGGTTTCTATGGAACGGATAAAGCTCACTTGATTCCGCATATTATCGTTGGTGGATTTGTTTTGAAGTATGCAGTTCAATTCTCATTCTCGCCAATTATGGCAGCATTAGCATACTGGACGAAACCTGCGGATGTTCGTAATACCTGATAAAAAAATAGTAGTCCTATTAACCCCACGGACGGGTAGCCACACCCTGCACAACCTTCTTTGGGGGTTGTGCAGGGATCGTCTGGCTACTCCCCACGAAAAGGTGGCAGCGTTAGATTTCGACCTGAATGGAGATGCGCGGCATCTCCATCTAGGTTGGGCGCACATGGTAGTCACCTATCCAGACATTGATCTGAGTGACTATCGCGCATTTGCTTTTTATCGGCATCCTGAAAGTTGGTTCGTGTCAGCGTTGCGTTACATGAATTCTCAGGATCAGAAGACATTTCATTCGAATATGTCTCCGCGAGCATTTTGGGAATCCAAAAATCACAACATGAAGCGACAAATGAGCATTCTAGCTACTCGCGAAGGTCATCCGGGTCCAGATATCGAACTGTTCAATTACCACGATTTCAACAATGAAATTATACGATTGTTCAAGGAATTGGGGCGCGACATTACGGGGGAACATATTGACGATTTTACTCTAAATAATATGAATTATAATGGGTTTCATCGAACTTTGACGGACAATGATAAGAAACAAATACGCAAATATTGGTGGCAAGACTATCATTGGCTTGAGTATAAAGGCATTGAATTGCCTAAATAACTTATTAGGAGAATGTCATGTTCAAAAAGCCAATTATAATCTACAAAAGTCGCTATCTCCGCTGGATGCCATGGAATAGTTGGGTTCACGGAATGGTCCTATACCCGTTAGTCCTGTTTAGATTCCCTAAAGAAGAAGTTTCGGATAGTCTGTTTCGGCATGAACTACAGCACTTCTATCAGGGACAGAGGCTAGGGTTCTTTGGGTATTATTTCAAATACATCAAGTTGTGGATAAAGGGTGGATATAAAGCTCATCCGATGGAAAATGAAGCGGAAGAGTTTGAAAACACACCATTAACCCCCATCGAACGTAAGTGGAAGGAAAGTTAAATGGCAGTTGATTCAAGAGCAGCACTAAAAGATTATTGTCTGCGCAGGTTAGGATTCCCGGTCATTGATATCAATGTTGATGAAGATCAGGTTGATGATCGTGTCGATGATGCTCTGCAACGTTATGCAGAGTTTCACTTTGACGCAACGCATCGTGATTATCTCGCCATTCAAATGACTGAAGAAATGGCAACAAATGCCAGCAATACTGCCGGAAGAACCGGTGATTTGTACGGTGATTCGTATGGTTGGATTCCTATTCCAGCGGATGTAATTGGTGTTAGACGAGTTCTACCTATATCCAGTGACACGGTAAGTTCCGGGTCGCAGGGTTCGTCGTTCAATATCTTCGACTTGAACTATCAATTGCGTTTGAACGAATTGTATGAGTTCATTAGTTCTACTTACACCTATTACTGGATTGCGCGTTCACACATTCGTACATTGGAACTGTTGCTAGTTGGTACTAACCCTGTCCGCTTTAACAAGCATATGGGACGTTTGTATATTGATATGAACTGGCGTGGACCTGAAATAGCGGTTGGCGCATGGTTTATTGTCGAATGTGATCGTGTATTAGCCCCCGACGAATTCGTTGACGTATACAACGATATGTGGCTGAAAGAATATTGTACCCAATTGATCAAACGTCAGTGGGGCGAGAACTTGAAGAAATACGGTAACTATACACTTCCGGGTGGTATGGTTATCAACGGTCCACAAATATTCCTAGAAGCACATACAGAAATTATGCGTCTGGAACAGCAATTGCGCGACGTTTGGGAAGAGCCACCAAAACATGAGATAGGATAACCGATGCCTACTTCAGTCTATTTCAATAATCAGGAAGCATCCAGAGAACAATTATTTCTGGAAGATATGGTCATTGAGTCGATCAAGAACCACGGCATTGATATCTATTACATGCCACGCAGTTCCCGCGACTTTCCGGCTGGTCAACTTGATGATTACACCAAACACGTAAAGGGTGTTGATGATCTGTTTGGTGACGATCCGGTAAAGCTTTATGACTCAGCATACAAGATTGATATGTATCTTGAGACATTCAATGATTATGGTGGACAACAAGAGTTCTTTTCTAAGTTTGGTCTACAGGTAGAGAAAACCGCTCGCGTTGCGGTTGCTCGTCGTACCTTCGAAAAGTATGTTACGTCACGTAATCTACCAAAAGAAGGTGATCTGATTTATTTACCAGCACAACGTAAGTTGATGGAAATACGCTTTGTTGAGCGTGATATATCGTTCTTCCAATTGGGTAAACGTCTACCATACATGTATGTCCTGTCACTTGAGACATTCAAGTATAATGGTGAGTTGATCAATACAGGAATGACGGAGATTGATTTCGTGTGTGATGATACAGGACTGTCAACGAATTTCGTGGTCGATACTGATACTATGGGTGCAGAATCATATGTTCGTGGCGAGATTGCTTGGCAAGGTCCAGCCGGTGATTTTGCTAATGCTAATTGTACTGGTATTGTAACACAATTTAATCGTACTAAGAATCCTATTGTCAATGAATATGTTGACGGTGCTATGCCAGCCGAGACACTTCGCTTACGCAACATCAAGGGGGCGTTCACAGAAGGTCAACCTATCTACGGATTCATAACTGGCGCATCTGCTAATTTGGTCAGCTACAACATCCTCAAGACTGCTACCGAAGGTGAGGTCATGGATAACTGGCAGATCGAAGAAGAAGCCGATACTATTCTCGACTTCTCTGAAACTAATCCATTTGGTGAACCATAATGCTAACTCAGAGTGGAGAACAGATTCATTATTATCACCGAATTATTCGTAAGTTGGTGGTAGCATTTGGTACGATGTTCAATAACATGCGTCTGGTTAAGTATGATAAGACCGGAACAGTGGAGATTGAGCGCATCAACGTGCCGCTCATGTATGCGTCGAAAGAAAAGTTCTACGCTCGTATTGCGGCTGCGCCCGATCCATACAATCCAGTAAATCTTACTCTGCCGCGCATGGCATTTGAGATGAACGGTATTTCGTATGACCCACTGCGTAAGAAGAGTAACTTCGCGGACGATTTCGCAGAAGGGCTTCCTACGGGACTAAAGAAGATTCGCTCGACTCCGTATAACTTCGACTTCAACTTATACGTTTTTGTACGTAACACGGAAGATGGTGCGCAGATTGTCGAACAGATTCTACCTTACTTCACACCAGACTATACAGTTACACTAGACTTCATAGGGATCGAAGATTTCAAGCTAGACGTTCCGCTGGTCTTTAACTCTATCACCTATGACGATTCTCATGAAGGTGATCCTGAATCGACACGTTCGATTATCTGGACGCTGAACTTCACCGCAAAGGCATGGTTGTTTGGTCCTGTTGCTAATGTTTCGGTCATTCGAAAGGCTACAGCAAACATCTATGATAACACCTTTGAGACAAACCCACTTAAACAGATGGAACTCACTGGTGGTAATGGTGACTATAAGTTAGATGAACTTGTCTATCAGGGAGTATCTGCGGGTTCTGCTACGGCTACTGGTTTTGTACGTGAGTGGCGTTCTACCTCTCGTTTAAACTACGTAACAGTTGGTACGGTTGATGCTGCTAATAATTTGTTGACACAGAATACCGCAGTATTTACTGGCAATGTAGAACTCGGTAATACTGTATATCTTCAATCAAATACATATAACGTAGCGAATGTTATCAACGCTACTACAGTACAAATCGACGCTAATGTTCCTGATGCGAATGCTGCTAATAACTATGGCATTACACTCAGTCGCGTCGATACGCTCTATTCGAATACGATTATTATCTACGACACTAATGGAACGTTCGATATTGGTTCTCCGTTAGTTGGTGCTGTAACAGGTGCTAGATGGAATGTAGCTAGCTACGATATTGCTGCTACGCAACTGGTGAATATAACTGTAGAACCTGATCCTACTTCAGCTAACACTGAAGAAGAGGCGTTCGGGTTTACTACTACGATAACGGAATACTAATGAGTGATGTAAAGAATCATCTGGATGAAATTTTTGGAATAGCAGAAGAAGACGAAAAACCCTTTGAAGTTCAAGAAGTTATCGAAGAGAAACCGTCACAAGAAGTAATTCCAAAAGGCGAAACACTGCCCGTTGAAGTTGAAGAACAGACAGGCAGTACCGATCATGACATTGAATTTGACTATGAGTTGTCGCGTGAAACTCATCGTGATCTTCTAGATCAAGGACAGGATGCACTCACAAAGTTGTTGAAGGTTGCTGAAGAGTCGCAACATCCTCGCGCATATGAAGTCGCTGGACAACTACTAAAGAATCTGTCAGATATGACCGACAAGCTAATGGCTCTTCATGAAAAGAGAAAGAAACTTCAAGCTCAAGAGGACAAGGCTAGTCGAACCGTGGGTGGTGTCAATGTAGACAAAGCAGTCTTTGTTGGAACCACATCTGAATTATTGAAAGAGATAAAAAACGCAAAGCATGAAACTGACAAATGATCAATCATATCTTCGCAATCCTAAGTTAAAGCGCGTTGGTGTCAATGTTCCGCTAACTGCGGAGCAGAGGGACGAGTACGTCCGCTGTCATGAGGATGCAGAGTATTTCATCGAAAACTATGTCAGGATTATCACTCTTGACCATGGTTTGGTGAATATTGATTTATACCCGTTTCAGAAAAAGGCAGTTCCGCGAATCGTCAATGACAATCGTATTATCATCAAGGCTGGTCGCCAGATTGGTAAGACAACACTAACAGTCGGTATCATTCTTTGGTACGTTCTTTTTCAGGAAGAAAAGCTCGTTGCCATTCTTGCTAACAAAGCCAAGACTGCTCGCGAAATTCTGTCTCGCGTTCAGTTAGCCTATGAAGAGATTCCGTTGTGGATGCAGCAAGGTATCATTGGCTGGAATAAGGGTGACATTGAATTAGAAAACAAATGTCGCGTTCTTGCAGACTCCACCGGTTCCAGTGCTATTCGTGGTTTCTCTATCAACTTCCTGTATCTTGATGAA